AATACCGTGGCCTTAACAGTCACTCCAGACCCAGCGATCAAGCCAGTCACAGTTCGTTTTGCACGAATTGGACTTAAGGCATAACTAAGGAGATATAAAAAATGGCAACAGTAAATAAAGATTTTAAAATTAAGAGTGGTTTAATCGTTGAAGGTACAACAGCGACAGTTAACGGTTTTGACGTTCTTACAAAGAAGCAAGCAGATCAAGATTACGTAGTTAATCTTATTGGCGGAACAGCCACATCTGCTAACGAAGCAAACAAAGTTGTAAAGCGTGATGCTAATGGTAACTTTGCTGCAGGAACAATTACAGCAGATTTAACTGGTGACGTAACTGGTCAAGTATCAGATATTTCAAACCATGACACTGGAGATCTTGCAGAAGGTTCAAACCTTTACTTCACAAACCAAAGAGCACTTGATGCAACTAACGCTGCATATGATGCAGCAGGATCAGCAACTACAGCAGCAAACGCAGTAGCATCAGATCTTACAGATCACGAAAATGCTACAGTCGCACACGGTGCAACAGGTGCGGTAGTTGGAACAACCAACACACAAACATTAACAAACAAGACTATTGGAGATACACTTAACTTCACTGGCGCAGGAGCAATGACAATCAATTCTGATTCTCATATCGTTCTTACTCCAGCAGCAGGTTCTTCAGTCAAGTGGGGTGCAGATGTTCTTGCAACACAAGGCTATGCAGATCAAGCAGAAGCAGATGCAATTTCAACAGCATCAGCAGACGCTACCTCAAAGGCTAATACAGCAGAAGCGGATGCAAACACTTACACAGATGGAAAGATTGCAACAGAAGTTACAGATCGTAACTCAGCAATTACTTCAGCAATTAACACAGAAGTTACAAACCGTAACTCTGCTATTGCAACTGCTAAGGGTCAAGCAATTGCAGACGCTAACTCTTACACAGACGGCAAGGTTGCAGATCTTGTAGATTCAGCACCAGAACTTCTAGATACACTTAATGAATTGGCTGCAGCAATTGCAGATAATCCAAACTATGCTACAGATGCAGCAGCAGCCGTTGCTGGTAGAGTAGCAAAGTCTGGCGATACAATGACTGGAGACTTGGTTCTTCCAGGTGCACCAACACTTACATTACATGCAGCAACAAAGGGTTATGTAGATGGAGAAATTTCAACTCTTGATGCAGCAGCACAGGGTTATGCTAACACAGCAGAAGACGATGCTAAGGCATACACAGACACTCGTGAAGGCTTAATCACAACTGCTTACCAGTCATACGCTGATACAGCAGAACAAGATGCAAAAGACTACGCAGACGACTTGATCAATGATGCATCATCTTCTTCAGCAGAAGTTTGGTCAGCATATAAGACAGGCACAGAAATTGGTCTTGCACAGCAAGCAGCAATTGATCACGCAGACGCACTTGACACAGATGATATTGAAGAAGGTTCAGCAAACCTTTACTTCACAAACCAGCGAGCAATTGACGCTGTAGGTGGAACAATTGGCGATGCAATTGATGAACTTAACACAGATGACATTGAAGAGGGTTCTACAAACCTTTACTTCACAGATGCTCGTGCCAAGACTTCAGCAGCAGACCTTTTGGTTGGTGCTACAAAGACTAATATCACAATTACAGGAAATGGTTCAGGACTTACTATTACCGCAGAAAACGGTGTAGCAGATTCTGATACTGATGACCTTGTAGAAGGTACAACAAACAAGTACTTCACAGATGTTCGTGCAGTAGACGCTCTTGAAGCAGTTGTTCCAAACTTTACAGCAGTTGAGTTAAACTCAGTTGCTAAGCAGGTTGCAGCAACACTTTCAGCACCAACAGCAGGAATTCAAGTAGCACACGCCTTCGCAAAGGCTGACTACCGTTCAGCAGAATACCTTGTAAAGGTTGCCTACGGAACACATACTGAAATATCAAAGGTCCTTTTGACACTTGACTCTTCAGATAACATTGCAATCACTGAATACGGAATTGTTGGAACAAATGGCTCAGCGTCATCAATTTCAGCAGGTATTTCAGGAGCAAACGTACAACTACAGGTGACAACCGCTAACAATGACTCAACAGTTACTGTTATGGGAACACTTCTAGTTTAATAAAAAATAAAAATAGTTGGAAGAAGGAGTAGTAAATGGCAATAGTCGATAAAGACTTCAAGGTCAAGAATGGATTAGTCGTAGCAAACGGCGGTACATTCGGAGATGCAGTAACAGTAGGAGCCCCAACTCTTAATGCCCATGCAGCAACTAAGGAGTATGTCGATAACCGATCAATGGCTGTTGGCTCAACTGCTCCTTCTTCACCAACTAATGGAACTCAGTGGTTAGACACTGGAACAAACCGAATTAATTTCTATTACAATGGTTCTTGGTATACCCAGGCAACTATTGATGATACAAATAATTTACCACAGCACATTCACGATACCGCAATTGATGGAACTGGTTTCATAGTATCCCAGTTCTATGAAGGTGGATCATTCAACAGCCCATTGGGTGTAGGTTTGGATGCAGGTGGACCAGACTCAACAGTTTGGACAGTTGTATTCGATGGCGGTAGTGTAGTAGATAACTTCAATTAAAACAGGGGTTATAATAAGATAAGTTAATGGGCAGCCCCCATAAGGAGAATATACAAATGGCAACAAGAATGCAACAGCGCAGAGGTACTGCAGCACAATGGACGGCTGCAAACCCAATTTTGGCAGCAGGTGAAATCGGTTTTGAAACCGATACAAGTAAGTTTAAGATGGGTAACGGATCATCAGCATGGTCTGCCCTAACATATTTTGCTAACGCTGCAGAACTATCAGCAATTATTGATGGAGCACCAGCAGCACTTAATACTCTTAATGAACTTGCTGAAGCAATGGGAGACAATCCAGCATTTTTAACAAATCTCAATATAGCAGTTGGAGATGTTGATGAAACACTAACTCTTCATACCTCAGCGACAACCTCAGTTCATGGTATTGCAGATACTTCAGATTTGGTAACATCATCAGAACTTACAGATGCAATCTCTACAGCAACAGTAGATCAATCAACACTTGCAGGTGTTGGAATTGATTGGAATGCACAAGATGAGCAATTTGATATTGATTCAACAGTAGCAACAAAGTCTTATGCAGATGATGCAATTGGAACACACAACTCAGATTCAACATCAGTGCATGGAATTGCAAATACAGCAGATCTTGCAACAAAGTCTTATGCAGATGATGCAATTGGAACACACTCTTCAGATTCAACCTCTGTTCATGGCATTGCAGACACATCAGCATTAGCAACCAAGACTTATGCAGATGATGCAGTATCAGCCCACAACTTTGACACAACAAACGTTCACGGAATTGACGATACATCAGCATTAGCGACTAAGACATATGCAGATGGTGCAGTCTCTACACATGGATCAGATACTACAGATGTTCACGGAATTGCAAACACTGCAAACCTTGCAACTAAGGCATACGCAGATGATGCAGTTTCAACACACAACTCTGACACAACAAATGTCCATGGTATTGCAGACACTTCACTTCTAGCACTTAAGTCAGAAGTTGAAGCAGTAACAAAGACTTCACTAGGACTTGCAAATGTTGACAATACAGCAGATGCATCAAAGCCAGTATCAACAGCACAGGCTTCAGCAATTGCAACTGCTAAATCAGAAGCAATCGCAGATGCAACATCACAAGTTAATGCACTTCTAGCAGGTGCTCCAGCAGCACTTAACACCCTTGATGAACTAGCAGCAGCACTTGGTGATGATGCAAACTTTGCAGCAACGGTAACAACCAGCCTTGGATTAAAGGTAGATTCTTTAACACCAATTTCACAAAAGACAGCATCATACACACTTTCATCATTAACTGAAAGAGATGATCTAATTGAAATGGGTTCAGCCTCAGCACTAACTCTTACAATTCCACCAGCATCAGCAGTTGACTATCCAATTGGAACTTCAATTGATATTCTTCAAACTGGAGCAGGACAGGTTACAATTGCAGCAGGTGCAGGAGTAACTGTTAACGCAACACCTGGCTTGAAACTTCGTACAACTTGGTCATCTTGTACTCTATTTAAGAGAGCACAGAATACATGGGTTGTCTACGGCGATCTAACAGCGTAATACAAAATTCAATAAGAAATTAGGAGATAAAAATGGCAGTAGGTAAAAAGATAGGTAAGAAGTCCCAAGCGTCAAATGACTTTTTGGAGCCATTAAAGCCAATTATTGGTACTGCAACAAACGTAGGAACTAGCAGACCATTTAACAATGGAGCAGCAGTTGTTACATTTTCTTTACCCGCACTTTCCCCTGCTGCCACATCTTTCACAGTAACAGCAAGCACAGGGCAGACAGCAACTGGAGCATCTTCTCCTTTAACGGTAACTGGAATTGCTTCAGGAGCAACTCCAACATTTACAGTAACAGCAACTAACGCAGCAGGAACATCTGCTGCTTCTGATGCATCTAATGCTCCAACAATTACAACAGTTCCAGCAACACCTGCAAAGCCAACAGTAACAACTCAGATAAATCAAGATAATCTTTCTTGGTCTGCCCCTGCAAATGGTGGCAGCGCAATTATTGACTACACTTGGACATCAACAGATTCAAAAACTGGTACAACTGCTTCAACATCAGCATCGATTACTCAAGAAGGAAGCACTTCTCAGTCATACACAGTCACTGCAAGAAATGCAAATGGATCATCAGCAGCATCCCCATCCTCTGATAACATTACTACCACTCCACCATTTTTCCCTCCATTCTTCCCTCCATTCTTCCCATTCTTCCCACCTTATTTCGTACCACCATTCTTCCCACCTTATTTCGTACCACCATTCTTCCCACCATTCTTCCCATTCTTCCCATTCTTCCCACCTTATTTCGTACCACCATTCTTCCCACCATTCTTCCCATTCTTCCCATTCTTCCCACCGTACTTCGTACCACCGTACTTCGTACCACCGTTCTTCCCACCGTACTTCGTACCACCGTACTTCGTACCACCGTTCTTCCCACCGTACTTCGTACCACCGTACTTTGCACCAGCAGTACCTTTAACTTACTGTTTTTCATTAGGTCGCAACGTACCTTCAAGTGGCTACCCAGGTAACTGCCCAGGTGCAAGATTCGACGGAAATACAATCGCTTAATAAAAAATAGAGTAAGAGTATTACCACACTGACACTAGTTGGTGTGGTATACTTTTATCTATAGACAGATAGAAGGTAAAGTTATGAGTATTTATGACGAAAACTCAAATCCGTGGTTTACAAAAGATAGGTCTGAGACCGCATCAAATAGGTTTCCAGAAAGACATTTGGATAATTCTATATCTGTTAAAAATCTAGGGCTTGGCCTTAATGTTTATACTAATACATTTTCTGAAGAAGATTCTAAAAGATATATTGACATACTTGAGTCAAATCTATCTGGAAATAAAAAATATAAGTGGTCAGAGGCTCAAGTCACAAACTCAACAACCCCAATCAAAAAAGCAAGAGACGCTGTTGACTTTAAATATAAGCAAGAAAACCTTGGCCCAAGAGACGACAGCAACTCTGAATTAATTGATTTGCATGAAGAGATATACCAAAAATTAAAGTACTGCATAGATGATTATGCTAAATACTGGGGTATAAATGTTGTATATTATGAGGCCTTCAACTTTGTAAAGTATGAGGGCGCTGGGACACATTTTAATATTCATGCAGATCATGGACCAGCATACAACTGTACGGTATCGGCTGTTATATATATAAATGACGACTATATTGGCGGGGATTTAAAGTTTCCAAGACTAGACAACTTAGTCTATAAGCCAAAGGTGGGAGACATTGCAGTCTTTCCTTCCAACTATATTTATGAGCATGCATCACTGCCAATGGAGTCTGGAACAAAGTACTGTGTTGTTATTATGACAGATATTAATGAATTAGGTCACTAATATGATAAAACCAAACCTAGCAATATTCAGAGGGTATAGACCATGGCTAAAAAAAGATAGCCTATCAGTACCAGAACCAACACAGGGACATATACCTCAGTGGTATAAAGATGCAGATAGATTTGCAAAAATGCCTAATGGCGAATACTATAAAGCACCAAAAGAGGTTTGCCCATTTCCAAAAGAAGGAACAACTGATGATTATGGGAAAATTCCTACATGGAAAGCATGTCCTGCTATTATGGATGCATTCTCAACTGGTTATGTTTTTAAAACACCATGTGACCTGACATTTGTAAAAAATAGCAGTGGCGTAATTACTGTAAAAATTGAGGACCCTAACTATAAAGATTTTTGTACTGAAAGACCACCAATGCCACAGTTTGAGCATCCAAAAGGTTTTTATAAACACCACTTTGCATGGATGTCTGACTGGGGTCTAGAATTGCCAGATGGATATAGTGCACTTTTTATGACTCCTATGAATAGGTTCGATCTACCATTCATGAATACTACAGGTATTGTTGACTCTGACAAGGTTCATATACTTGGAAGTTTTCCATTTTTTATTGCAGACGGATGGGAAGGAACTATTCCCGCTGGAACTCCATATTTACAGGTTATTCCATTTAAGAGAGAAAATTGGGAGCATCAAATAGACATCTTAAACCCATCTGAAATATATGGTAAAATGGTAGACAACGCAAACTTTTATCGCCAACCAGATGGCGGTGTGTACAAAAACAAAGTCTGGTCACGAAGAGAATATAGATAAGGAATAGAATATGCAAACATGGACAGAAAAGATTGACCTTGGTAATGGAATAACATGTTACAGAGGTGTTATCAAAAAAGAGATTGATGTTATCAATAGAATTGAGTCCAACCTAAAGCCAGTTGGAGATACTACTGGATACAGTTGGCAACCTGCATATGTTGGATATCAGCAACTAATGCCAGACTATAGAGACTGCGTTGATTTTAAGTTTAAAAAGTCAGACATAGAACTTGATAAGAGCGAGGTGTCTATGAATCTTCAGTCATTGTGGCAAGACCTATATGATGTAAAACTTCCAGCAGTAGAAGATTACAGTCGTGACTATAATATTAATGGATTGAAGTATTGGGAAGCCTTTAACTTTATTAAGTATGGCCCAGGACAGCACTTCCAGGAGCACCACGATCATGGATTCTCTTATAACTGCACAGTTTCTTTAGTTGCCTATCCAAATGATGATTATGAGGGTGGAGAACTATTTTTTAGACTGCAAGGATTAAACCTTAAGGCTAAAGCAGGAGATCTTTATATCTTCCCGTCTAACTTTATGTATCCACACAAGGCTATGCCTGTCGTATCTGGAACAAAATACTCTATTGTTACAATGCTAGACTATAACAAAAAGTATCACACTCCAGAAATGTATGTTGCGGACTAAACTTAGTGTTAGATATATCAGTTGAAAAACAACATGGATCTATTTTTGACATAACACCAATGTCAATTAAAAGAGACTGGATGGACGAAACATCTGGTAAACATGCATATAGGTGCTTTCCAGTAACACAGGCAAATGTTATTGGATGGAGCCTATCTTGTACTGAGGATATTATCTTTACATGGGATGGAATAAATGATCAAACAGATCAGCATATTAAAATTTCTAGTCCAAAAGGCTCTTATTCTGGAAGAGGTCAATCATCTGTTAGTTTAAATACAGGAATGGTTTTTAGAACAAATGAAGACATTAGCCTGTTAACTATTAATCCAGTCAATTATTTCAATGATGATTTCGAAACACTTTCTAATCTGATAAGCACATCATTCTATGATAATCCTCTTCCTCTTGCAATAAAGGCAAGAACTGCAAATAAAGAAGTTACAATCAAGGCTGGAACTCCTGTTGCTACTATAATTCCAATATCTTTGTCTGCATTAAACAACACTGTAATTCAAATACACGAATATGTTGACACAGACAGAGAAAGAGAAAAGGCTAACATTTCATATGGTCAAGCAGCACAGGTTATAAACTCTTCTGGAGAGTGGACAGACTGGTATAGAAATGCTACAAATGAAAAGGGAGAATCTCTTGGATCGCACGAAGTAAAGTCTTTAAAGTTAGATGTTATAGATAATACACAGACAGGAGCGTCATCATTTAATAAATGAATGGTGATATAATAGAAATATGAATATTGAAGATGCAACAAAAGTAATAAGAAAGCCATCATCAACCCCATCTGGATTTTTTGGAAGTGGTGTAGAGAATATCGTAGAGTTGGAAAACTTTATGACAGAAGAAGAGGTTGACTTTTTAGACAAAGCAGCAAGAAGTCTGACCGTTTGGGACGTTACTCAAAGCCATGTAAATGAAAATGGAACTGTTGTCTATGATGCTGGATTCTGGAAGGACAGAGTTGCAAGCAGTCCATCCCTAGACGCAAATGATCCTAGAATTGTTCCAATAATCACAGGTTTAGTTCAAAGGTTAAAGCCAATAGTAGAGGATTTCTTTCAAGTAAAGGCTCAACCAACAGGGCAGACAATCGTTAAGTGGCTTCCTGGCCAGTATCAGCACCCTCATGCAGATAAAGAACTTCACGAAGGTCCAGATGCTGGAAAGCCAAACGATTTTCCAAACTACGATATAGCAAGTTTATTTTACATAAATGATGATTATGAAGGTGGAGAGTTATACTTTCCAAATCAAGGTATTCAGTTTAAGCCAAAGCGTGGTGCAGCATACTTTTTCCCAGGGGACAAAGAGTATATTCATGGAGTAACAGAAGTCAAAGGATCACTAAGGTATACATGTCCATTCTTCTGGGAAATTCTTGAACACACGGGAGATAGAAAGCCTTAACATGGACAACTATGAAGACAGTGTTGACAATATGGAGACTAGTTCTGAGCCTATAGGCGAAGAGTTATACCCAAATATTGTTCTTTATAGAAACCTGTTTAAAGATATAGACAAGTCTTTTTCAACTCTTGTAGAATCAACCACAAGTGATGAGCCTGCACTGTTTAACAATTGGGAGCCATGGTCAAGATTTGGTGAGTATTTAAATCCATTATCTAGGCAGGTTGATTGGCACATTAGTCCAATAAAGATGGATCACATTGTTCTAGATAGTGATATAAAAAGAGATCAGTTTAATTTCATGCAAGAGTTATCAAACAACGTTGATTTATCTCTTAAAGACTATATATCAAGATATGGTTTAGATGTCGATATGTCTGAGACAGTTATTGACAATGATGGCAACGTGACAACCCTTTGGCAAAAAGGTCACCCAGCAATCTGTAAATATAATGAGGGGTATGAAGGTAAAGAAGAGTTAACAATGTCATACCACTCAGACTATATTAGAGAGCCTATAGATAGTCCAGGATACAAGTTTGCAATAACTATCCTTGCATACTTTAATGACAACTATCAGGGTGGAGCCATAGATTTTTCTATTGGCAAAAAACTGTTCAAGCACAAACCAAAAGCAGGAGACATACTTATATTCCCATCAGGAAACCCATATTTCTTAACAGAAGATGGAACAGTATACCTTCACTCAGTTGACCCAATTACTAGTGGAGATACAAAATATTTTTTGAGAATGTTCATGTTTAAATATTCTAATGGCTCTGAAGAGTGGGCAGCAAAAGAAGCAGAATTTGGCAAAGAGGTTTGGAAAAGTATGCAAGAAGAAATTATGGAAAACTTTAGGCAAGCAAACCTACCAAGAAGTTTCATAGAAGATGGAGTAAGAATAAAATGAATCTAGATAACAAAAAAAGAATAACAAAAGATATCGTAATATACGAAAACTTTATAAGTGCTGAAGAGGCTTCAGGCATTATCGAAGCATTAGAATCTAAAGCAAAAAATGAAAGCCTATCTTGGATGCCAATCTCTTTTTATGAGTCATATTCTTCTACACTTCCACAAGACAATGATGAAGCGGTTATATCGGCTGGACTAAGCCCAACCATATTTTCTGATATTGAAGGAATGATGCCACAGGCGATTGCTTCAGTTCACGACCTTGATCCAAGCATAATTTGCAAAATTGGGTATCATACTCAAAAGTGGGAGCCAGGAGCATTTGCAAGAAAACATTCAGATAATACAGATGAGCATGGAGTTTCTGGTGCATTTACAAGAAGTAGATATGCTGGGTTCCTATACCTTAATGATGACTTTGAAGGAGGACTGCTAAAGTTTCCAGATCAAGATATTGAGATAGAGCCAAAAGTAGGAATGCTTGCTGTATTTGATGGCGGATTTAATAATATGCACGAAGTATCTTTGATTACTAAGGGCATTAGATATACAATAGGATCATTCTGGGATGATCGTGAAGAAGATTCATATCCACAAGAGGTTAGAGATGCTTGGGCAGAAGAAATGAGAGAAACCAGAGCAAAGCAAGAGATTGAAAGAGCAGAGTGGCAAGGTATCCTAAAAGAAGGATATAAAATAGATATAAATGGCAATAAGTATAAGGTAGATGAAATAAATAATGACTGAGTCTTTTAAAAAAGAATTAACAGAAAACGGGTTTACATTTGAAGAAATAACTCCAGAACTTATTTCTGTTGAAAATTTTTTATCAGAGAGTGATCTAGAAACACTGCTAAGCATTATAGAGTCCACTTCTCAGTCAGACTGGGAAGTTGAATATTATGGAAATCTTAAAACTTTTTGTATGACAAAATTTGGCAGAGACGATGTTGACAACCTTGTTGCTGAGGGAAAGTTTGAGATTACTCAGAACTGGAAAGATAAAAACTTTAACATAACTGGGCACGAAATCTATAGACCAATATACACAAGGCTAAACGACATGGTTGTTAAGTCTGATAAAAATCTTCATCTTAGTGGGTTAGCGACAATACAAAGAATGCAGCCAGGAGTTGAGTTAAAATCTCATACAGATCAGCATACAGACCCATCAATTAAATATGCTACAATTGCATATATAAATAATGACTATTCTGATGGTGCTCTGTTTTTCCCAAAACTAGGCATAGAGTTAAAACCTAAGCCAGGAACTCTTCTTTTTTTTCCAGGGAACGAAGAGTATGAGCATGGAGTAAAGCACGTAGGAGAAGGACAGATCAGATATGTCTTAGTTGGCTTTATAAAAGAAAAAGATTTTTATGAAAAAAATAAATACTAAAGGAGAAGAAAATGAATAAAGATATGCTAGACCCAAAGGTTTACTACTATACCGATGTTATTGAAGACTTTGATAATTTTAAAAAAGTTTTAAAAGAATTGGACACTATCGAAGAAGGTGCTTCTTCAGACGTGAATGTTTGGAAAACTTGGACTTCTTCTAATGACAAAGATTTTATATATGGAGAGACAAAGACTTTTGATATTAATGCAATAAATAGCCTTAGTGGAGAGGTAGCAGAAAAAAGTAAGTATGTTTATAACTCTGTTATGGATGCACTATACAACGTCTCAAAAGACTACGCATCTTCTCTAGGAGACTTTGATGAGCCAAGACTATTTCCAACTTTTAACATAAAAAAATACAATACTGGAATGGGCATGGGTGCACACTTTGATCAACTAGATGGAGATAAGACTCTTAGATATTCTTTGGTAATGTATTTAAATGATGATTGTGAAGGCGGAGAAATCTCTTTTCAGTTAAAAGACTACGATGGAGGGTGGACAAGTTCTGAAGGATGGGTTAGTGGTGCCCCACACGTAGACCTAGATTATGATATCGCACTTGCTGATAAGACAATAGATTTTGGAGTAAAGCCTAAAGCAAACAGTATTGTTATATTCCCAGCGTATGCCCCATATTTTCATACAGCCCATACTGTAAAATCTGGTGTAAAGTATATGGTTCCTGGTCACTGGATCCACAACCATATGGAACTAAATCCTAGTCAGAGCATGTAGTTGAAAACAGCAATTGTAACAGGAGCAAGCAGGGGCGTAGGCTATGCAACTGTAAAACTTTTGTCTGAAAATGGATACAAAGTGATAGCAGTTTCAAGGGATCTATCCAAAGTATCAAAACTTGTTTCTGAAAATGTCGAAGTTTACAGGCTAGATATAACAAGTTCTGATGAAATTAAAAAGTTTTATGAAAAGTATAAAGATATAACCTTAGATCTTCTTGTAAATAATGCTGGAGGCGGTTCAGGTCCAACATATATAATCAATGAAAGCATGGAAAACTTTAGAACAGCCTACGATATAAATGTTTCTGGACCAATGTATTTGTCTCAACTATTTGTTCCATCAATGAAAAAATCTTTATCTCCAACCATTATATTCGTCAGTTCTCTAGGTGGTAAGTTTGCATATAGGTCTGGTGGTAACTATACAAATGCTAAAAGAGGAATGATGGCTTTAGTCGACACAATGAGGCTAGAGTTCCCAGAGTATGGCATCAAGGTTACAGAAATTTGTCCAGGTACAATAGATACACAAGAAGAAAAAAAAAGTGCTGCAATAACTGCAGAAGATATGGCAGAGTGCATAAGATGGGTTTCAGAATTACCATCACATGTCAACATAAACCATATAGAGATTAATCATATACTTAGTGGTAAATAGACTTTTTTAAAACTCTCAACAGTACATTTAGGTAGAGTTTTACTTTTTACAAAACTCTGCTATAATTAACACTTAATCCGTTTTTGAAAGGACGATACATATTATGTCAGATTTTTTTAGTTTTAAACTTCCAGAGGACTTCGTAGAAAAGTACAAGAGCCAAGAAAGCCCATTCGGGTTTAAGGATGCAGCAGAGAATTCACTTGGAGAGATTACTTTTATTCGTACATATTCTCGCATGAAGGAAGATGGAACTAAGGAAAGATGGCATGAAGTTTGTCGTCGTGTAATCGAGGGTATGTACTCAGTTCAGAAGAATCATGCTAAAGAAAACCGTTTGCCATGGAACGACTACAAGGCTCAGAAGTCTGCACAAGAAGCATTCCAAAGAATGTTTGAATTAAAGTGGACACCACCAGGTCGAGGTATGTGGGCATTTGGAACCCCTATGACTATGGAGAAGAAGAACTCAGCAGCACTACAAAACTGTGCAATGGTTTCAACAAAGGACCTTGACAAGAATGATCCAGGAGCATTGTTTGCTTGGGTTATGGATGCATTGATGCTTGGAATTGGTGTAGGGTTTGATACAGTGGGACAGGATAAGAATTTCTCAATCTACACCCCAACAGAACCAGAAGAGGTGTTCGAAATTCCAGACACTCGTGAAGGATGGGTAGAGTCAGTACGCCTTCTCATCAACTCTTACTTGAGAGCAAACCAGAGTATCCAGAAGTTTAACTATGATTTGATTAGACCTCTTGGAGCCCCCATTAAGGGCTTTGGAGGCGTTGCATCAGGACCTGCACCTCTTATCAAGTTACACGACCAGATAGACCGTGTAATCGGCTCCAGAGGCGGAGAAACACTAGATTCTCGTGCCATCGTAGACCTTGTAAACCTTATTG